ACCAGGCAAATGAACTTTATCTTTCTTAGCCTGTGCGCTACTTATATCCATATCTCTGCCTAGAGCCTTTTTCGCTTTATTCACTTTGTTCTTATAAGCAGTCAAGTTGTTTACACGTGTTTGTGCGCCTTTTTCCCACCCCGGCTTCGTTCTGAACTCTTTTTTGAACACTTTAATCATACTGATTACGTGTTCTCGTGTGCCATCAGTTAAGATTGATAACAATACTTCACTTAAGAAGTTTTGCATATACTTCGGTGTGTCAGAACGTTTAAGGTCAAGACCCATTGCTTTGATTTTGCCTGGACTACCATCAATATCTCTACGTACTCCATCATCATCGTAAATCAATAATGCATATCTTTTCTTCTTAATAAAGATGGCATTCGTAGCACAGTTTTCTCTGCCCGCTACGATAATCTCGCCTTCTTTCCTAGGAACATTAAAGAATGTCTTCATAAACTCTGGAAAACTTGCGTTAACTTGATTCGCAACCTCGTCATATAGTTCTAAGACTTTATCTTTGTTCCACTCTATCGAACCATTATCTATTTCTTCTTTGTACACTGGGTACATTGAATAATAAATTGAGTCTGTGTCACCATAGATAACTGCTGGACCTTTGTAGTCATAGTCACCAACAATCACTTGATTGGTCTTTGCTCCCATGTGTCGAGTTATACATCTGCCACTAAGAGTAGTTGATTGACCAATACGCTTATCATAGAACCGACAACCTTGATTCAATAACGCACCATACAATGAGTTCAAGTTAATCTTCTTAACTAACTGTCGCTTATCCCAGTGGGCAATCGCAACTGCATCACCCTCTTTAATGGCTTCTTTCTTTTTCTGTTGCATAACCTGACGTTCTGCGTACCATCGTTCTAGTAAACTAGGAATAATACCTTGAACATCTTGATTGAAGATAGTACCGTTTGCAGTAATAGTCCAGTTCAATTCACTATTGAATATCAAATCATAGGCTTCAGCACCAGTTAGTTCTTTGCAAGTTTTTAGTTCTTCGAATGGATTATCTTCAAGTACTAAGGTAAGTATACTTGCTTTATCTCTTTCGTTCATTAAACGAAATTCTTCTGAACTAAACGTATCTTCCCACGCATTAGAGGCACCAAAAGTCTTTGCGCCAGTCTTTCTGCCCTCTGTTATTCTACCACCAATAAGTGCATCAGTTATGTCTGGTCGAAGTTGTCCAGCAATAGTTTCTGGAGACATATTCATCGCACGAATAACGGATGGATAAAGAGAGTTAATATCGACACCTGCAACCCAGCGTTGTAATCCTGCTTTGGGTACTGCCACAAACGCACCAGCAGCCTTTTGCATTTCAAGTTCCTGCAGTTCTTCATCTGTTTGGTCTTCGACATCATCGTCTGACCACGCACGTCTTTTTCTATCAGGAACAACCATGCCACGTCTATGTGCTTCGTTAATGATTGCTTGTTCTGTCACAGCAACAGCACCCATTGTTGTTTTGATATTCACTGTGTTATCGTGTGCAATCTCATTTGCCAATTCGATAAATCTTAGTTTCTTGTCAAGTTTATCAAGTAACGCGGTATCTTGTCTGTTGTATTCTATGAATTTAAAGAAATCATTATTATACAATTGGTCCAATGTACCTTCGTAAATTACTTTTCGTTCGCCAACTTCATGCTGTCCGATTGTATCAAGTGCGTATGAATGCATTTCGTGGTATGTATACTTACGATATAGTTCTAAGTAGTCTAAGTGAATACGACCTGATAAATCATATGTAGATTGCTCTTTGCCATACTTAATAACTTTTCGTTTCGATGGATATAAGTCCCACAAACACATCTTTCGTGTGTGAGACTTACTCAATACTTCCGCAATTCTATTCACAGTGTATGGAATATCATAACCTTCAGAGTTCCATCCACTTAACACATCTGCATCTTCAATAACATCCATAAAATCATTCAGCATGTCACCTTCGTTCAGATATAGTTCCGTGTTCTCAAATTGGTCACAAATACGTTGTGCTTCTATTAGACCTTCTCCAGACCTCATAGCCTTTGGTGGGATAACAAGAGTGACTAGTAAGTCAATCCATTGGAGATGGACAGTTATCGCCGTGATTGGCATGAAAGGATCGCTTGGGTCAGCGAACCCTCTATCTTTATCGAAGTCAGTTTCAATATCAAAGAACGCAATATTTAGAGTTGGTGAGTCAATACCATTGTAATGTTCACTCAAACACTTAACCTCTGGTTTCATATCACTTTCGTAAAATGCTTTACCAGTATTGATTCTTCGTTCTTTGTGTAGGTCTTTCAGACGCTTACATTTGATTTGTCGCACTTTGTCACCATGAATACTTACATGGTCACCATGGGGATCTTTTATATAGAAAGTTCGCCACGCGGGATAATCATTATAAATTCGTTTGCCTTTAACACGCTCCACAACTTGAACAATATCTTTGTCCTTGTTGTAGTACGCATCAACATAACTCAAAGAGTACGGCCAACTGTTTCAAGGATAGTTTCCATATCCTCAAAGTCTTGTCGAACCTCAGTTAATTTGGCTTTATGTGCGACAGAGATTGCCTTGTTTAAAACTGATGGTTTTACATCAATCTCTTCTGCGATTGCTCGTACTGTATCACGTAGTCCACCCTTAAGGTCTTCACATTCCTGTAAAACTAGACACCCTTCGTTCACTAATTGTACTAATTTTGCTTTTTCTTCTGCGTTAATGGCATCAATTGACATATAAATCTCCTGTAAGTTAGACAATAAAAAAGAGTGTTTTTACACACTCTTTATATAATAACATAGGTGACTCTAAAAGTCAATAGATTAATTGATTAAAATTTAACTGAGGCCTTGAATCCAGGCGTTTTCGCTGGTGGATGATGAGAACCTGGTTTCTGACCATGTGGTCCTGAAACTTTAATCTTTGGAGACGATTTCGGTATTCCTTTTATCTTTACTTCTTCGATTGCTTCTGCTTTCTTCATAGCATCTTCTATCATATCATTTGCGTGTTGCTTTGATGCTGTGAGAGGATTACCGAAGCCACTCTGATCTAAACCTTTGCCAAGTCCTTTACCAATCTTCTTTATGCCGCCAACGGCTGATTTAGCGATTGCTCCCACGACTCCCAACTTGGCTAGTTTACCAAGACCAGGTGTTTTAGGGACAGGTTTAGTTTTATTCCAACCTGGTTTAATTCGAGTTGCTTGTGAGCCAGCACCGTGACCACTGCCAACACCAGGTGTTTTAACAGGTGTTTTAACAGGTGTTTTAATAGGTGTTTTAGGAGTAGATGCAGGAGCAGGAGCAGTTTTGTTCCAGCCTGGTTTAATTCGAGTTGCCACAGAATTAGGATTCTGTCCTGGCGCAAAGCCTTCTTTGATACTCTTAAATGCGAAGTTTGCCAATTTAAGCATTCCATCTTTAGTTTTTAGCATGTTGTCAATTTTTTCTCTAGTCTCTGGCTTAACGGCATCATATACTTGCGAAACTGCATTTGCTGTGAATAAATCTACTCTCATCTTGCCATCATCAAATTTGACTTGCATGTTTTGTTTGTCTGCTACAATTTTCTTAATTGTGTCGATTGCTGTGTTGTTACTTTTTGGTGCTGAACTCATCATCTTTACAAACTCATCTCTTGCCGAAACTGCTTCTTCTTCATCGCCTTTTTCTGCCATTAGTTTGTCTGTGCGTTTCGTTTTCGTCTTCTTGATTAATACATCTTCTTCGAAATCGACACCATCAGCGACATGTTCTACGTCAGCCAAATGTGCTGAAACACCTGCTGTTGATTTCAATTTCCAATGCCTTGCCGCATTCTCGGCTGCATCATAAGATGATGTTGCGTGAGTCTCGTATTTGCCTTTTTTAGAATGGAAAACGATGTAAGGACGTTCGTCTGATTCGTCTTCTTCAACTTTGTATGTTTTACCATCAACTTTAAATTCTTTTTTACCATCAATCTTGGCTTTTGCTAGTTCACCAGAAAATTCATTACCTTCTTCAGTAGTTTCTTCTGAAACGTGACCTTCCTTAATTCTAACATCCATTTGAATGTCATCGTGTCCGTCATTTTTGTATGTGTTATATAGAGCAACTGCTTCCTCTTTGGATAACCAGTGATCATTGACTTCAGTACCACCAACCCAAACAGTATATTCCATTTCAGAATTTTTTACTGTTTTGTCATGTTCTTCTTTATCCAAATCGCCTTCATAATCGTCTTCCCAAGTACCATCCATATCATAATCGTCACTATATGATTCTAAACGTTTTGTTGATAAAGGTGTAGTTCTTTCGTCTGCTTCGCAGTCTTGTTTCCATTTTGCATACTTGTCGTATTCTGTGCCAGTCATCTTCTCAATCTCTTCGGGCTTTGCAATGTCGCATGGTCCC